GAATACACAACAGGAGTCACAACTACAGGAACACCAGGTAGTTCAGGTGCTAAAACTGTAATTACAGTTGGAAGTGGAGTAGCAACTCTTTATTATTATTGCACACAACACTCAGGAATGGGTGGTCAAGCTAATACAAACTCAACTCATGGCTCATCTTATTTTGATGGCGATATTCAATCAACTGTATCAGCTAATGTAGAAGCTGGTTTTAGTATTGTGACTTTTACAGGAAATGGGTCAAACTCTCAAACAGTTTCACATGGGTTATCTCAAGCCCCAGAATTTATTATTTTAAAAGCAAGAGGTCAAGGCACTTATGGTTGGCTTACTTATGATGCTATTAATGGTGCTGGAAAATATATGAGTTTAAATGGTACTCATGGCTCTGTATCAGATACAGGAATGTGGTCAAACACAGCACCAACTTCGTCTGTTTTTTCATTATCTAATGGTGGTAATACAGCAATCACTAATCCAAATGGTGTTACAATGGTAGCTTATTGTTTTCATAGTGTCAAAAATTTTTCAAAAGTGTCATCTTACATTGGTAACGGATCAACCAACGGAACCTACAGTCATCTTGGATTTAAACCAGCTTTTGTGATGCTCAAGCGAAGTAATACTACAGGTACTTGGCAGATGATGGATAATAAGCGAGATACATTTAATGTCACAGATCAGATACTCACAGCAGATGGTAATGGAGCAGAATTTACAGGTGCAGGTTCTGGCGGATATGTATATGACTTTCTTTCTAACGGATTTAAAGCCAGAGAAGATAATTCATATACAAATGCCTCAGGTTCAACATATATATATTTGTCTATCGCAGAGACACCCTTTGTTACATCAAAAAAAATTCCTACAACAGCGAGGTAATATGAATGATAAAATTATTAAACTTACTAAAACATTGGAAAGGTAACTTATGGAAGAAATTAAACAACGAATTAAAGAACATGAGGGGTTTAGGGATACTGTGTATTCCGATAGTTTGGGTTTCGCTACTATCGGCTATGGTCATCTTGTATTACCCACTGATAACTTTGTTGAGGGTGTTACTTATGATAAAACAACTCTTGAAGAAGTTTTTGATAATGATTTTAAAATAGCGCATTATTCAGCTATAGAACTTCTTAAAGGAATAGAACATAATGACACAATTAAAGGTGTAATAATTGAAATGTGTTTTCAGTTAGGAAAACCAAGAGTTATGAAATTTAAAAAAATGTGGGAAGCATTAAAAAATAATGATCTTGCAAAAGCTAGTGAAGAAATGATAGATAGTAATTGGCACAAACAAACACAAAAAAGATGTGAAAGTTTAGCTAGTGTAATGAGAAACGCAAACAAATAGGAGTACAACATGCCTTATGGATCAGGTAGTTATGGGTCAAAACGAGGACGACCTATGATGAAAAAGAAAAAAAAAAAGAAAAAGAAAAAAAAGTAAATGGTTAAAGTAGCGTCTATAACAAATATTATTAAAGGACTAAAGCCTAGACAAAAAAAAACTATGCGTAGTCATGCTAAACACCATACTCTTAAACATATGAAAAGTATGGCAAGAGCATTAAAAAAAGGTGCTACTTTTACATCTGCACATAACAAAGCAATGAAGAAAGTAGGTAGATAATGGCAAGAAAAAAACCAATATATGCTAGAGCTAGACCTAAAAGACTAGGTAAACCTAAATCTTTTAACAAGAAAAGCAAAGCATATAAATCAGCAAAAAGACTAGCAGATAAAAAGTTTGGTAAAAAAGTATCTTTGTACAAAAACATTTTTATTTCTAGAAGAATTAAAAAACTTAAGTCAAAAAAGAAGTAATGAGTAGAAAGCCCAAAACTACTGGTGAGCATCTTGTTGCATTATACGGACATATAACTGGTATTAAAAAAGATATATCAAATTTAAAATCCAACCATCTTAAACATATGCATGATGACATAGACAAAATACATCAAAAGCTAGATCAAAAATTTGACACAATTACAAATTGGTTAATGTATGGTTTAGGTGCACTTGCAATTTTAGTTTTAGGTCAACTACTTTACATTATCTCAAATTAACTGTACAAGTCATACTTGTATGGCTAATAAAAAAATTTTAGTGATTAGTGATATGCATTTGCCATATCAACATAAAGATAGCATAATCTTCTTAAAAGAAATTAAGAAAGAATTTAAGCCTGACACTGTAGTCAATATAGGCGATCTGCTAGATTTTCATGCTATTAGTATGCATGAACATAACCCAGATTTATATTCTGCTGGACAAGAACTAGACAAAGCAAAAGAATACATTAAAGAAATAGAAAATATTTATCCAGAAGTTACAGAAGTAGATAGTAACCATAGTAGTTTAGTTTATAGACGAGCATTAAAGTTTGGAATGTCAAAACAATTTTTAAAACCTTATGGCGATTTTTTAGGTACAAGAAAATGGAAGTGGGTAGATGATCTAACACTTACAATGTCTAATGGACAAAGATGCTTCTTTACGCATGGTCGTTCAGCTGATGTATTAAAAGTATCGCAGACAATGGGAATGTCGGCAGTGCAAGGACACTATCATACCAAATTCTTAATTAGCTATTGGGCAAACCCTGATGCACTATTTTTTGCTATGAATGTAGGTTGCTTAATCAATCAAAAGTCTATGGCTTTCAACTATGCCAAGAACTTTAAAACTCGATTTATTTTGGGTTGTGGTATTATCATAAATGGTGTACCAAGACTCTTGCCAATGGTCTTAAACGATAAAGGCGATTGGATTAAAAAACTAGTATGACAAAGTCTAACAAGCTAAAAAACACCCTATTAAAGAGCCACAGAGCTACGCAGAGCGATGATTCTGCCTTTTCCGAGCAAGTGGGTGGGGATTGGTATAAAAAGCTTAAAATCCAACCTTTAGACTATGCAATGGATAACAATCTTAATGCTTGTCAAACAAAGGTAGTTAAATACATATCAAGATACAATTTAAAACATAAAACTACAAAGGAACAGATTAAAGATTTAGATAAAGCAAAGCATGTAATAGATATGCTTATAGAAAAAATACAGGAGAAGTAATATGTGGTTGAATTTATTATCATTAGGTGTAAAGACAGGAGCAAAGATATATCAAAATAAACAAAGAACAAAACAATTGATGTCAGATGCTCAAATGCACCATGCAGAGCAAATGGCGAAAGGCGAAATTGAATATAAAGCGAAAGTTATTGAGAGTAATGATAATGGTTGGAAAGATGAATTTGTCTTGGTTCTCGTATCTTTGCCTATTCTTTTATTGGGTTGGTCTGTTTTTTCTGACGATCCAGAGATTCGTAATAAACTAGATTTATTTTTTGAGTATTTTAAAAATTTACCTTATTGGTATCAAGCAATTTTTATTGGTGTCGTTAGTGCGATATATGGACTAAAGGGTGCTGACATTATGCGTAAGAAGTAGTAAGATGTCCTAATGGACATTGATGCAGTTATTACAGATTTAGAACTACAAGTAGAATCAAGATATAGTCTTTATGGTCACTATATTGCGTTGAGATTTATTGACACCTATCCAACTTTTCCAAAAATAAATAGTACTATAAACGAGATTGTAAAGTATGACGATGTGCGAGTAATTGATTATAATTATACATACGAAGTAATTAGGGAAAATACTGACATCAAAGGACTTGATGTAGTTAAGCACTAGGTATGTGGGGATTGCTCCCCACACATACTATTAGTTTCTAGTTAACTTTTCTGTGGCTAACTCATTAATAGATTGTTGTTTTAAATGATCACAATAACTATGACCATTTTTAGCTTCCACTTTAGAATAAAGATATAATTTTTTCATATTAGAAAGTTCTAATTTTACTTTCTTATATCTTTCATCATTGGTTGCTTGTATTTTTGCAGAAGCTACAGATAACGAACTATTAGTTATTTTTTCATTAACTACAAAATCAAATACTTCTTGTACTTGATCTTTTACATTGTCATAATTTATCTCTGCTTTAACAAATCTTTTATCTAAAGCATCAAGATAAGCTATGATTTTATGTGGATTAAACTCTTGTGGTCTAATCTCAATGTATTTAGCTAGTTTATCTTCTTCTGACATTAACCTAACTCTTGTTCGTATTGCTCTGGGTTAAATTCAGTAGCATCACCCTGACTCCATTGTTGTTCAGATTGTGGCAACTGATCGTCCATTTCATTACGAGGTTGTTTAGGTTGATTAAAAGATGGGTTTTGTTTCGTTTTGTCGTAGTATGGAAACAGCTTCCAGCCTTTAGTTCTGTTATCAAAAAAACCTTTTAATACTAGATTTTGGTTATTTAAGATAACTTTTAATATGACACCATCTTTTTTTGTTGATGTCATTTCGGCAGTACCACCATTGCTACCACTATTATTATTGTAGCTTTTCTTTTGGTAATTGCCATTGTTGTTGTACTGTGGTTTATTATATCCCATCAGATTCTCCTATGTTATTTTTCAATACTTTCCATTTGTTCCATTAGATATTTTGCTCCAATAAAAGCATTGAATAGTTTTTTATTAAGAGGAATTTCTTTAATCTCAATTCCATTATCTTTTTTAGGTAATCTTACTATAAAAGATTTAGAAATTTTTGATTTAGTTTCTTCCTCATACGCAAATCTATAAGCATTCAACTGCAAAAAATAGTCAAATGTTATATGATTACTTGTTTTAATATCAATCAAAACAAGATTTCCTTTCTTGTCTTTTACAACAAGATCAAGAGTACCAGCATAGTTATATTTCTTGCAATAGATTTTCTTTTCTATTTCTACAACTTCATACTCTTGTTTATTCCACCAATCTAAAAAAAGATTCCAGCAATTTACTACTGCTTTATCAGATTGTTTAGGAATTTCTTTACCTTTTAGATAGTCCTCAACTAAACCATGAACAACACTACCAACTAAAGCACCCTCATCTTTAAAAGTATCAGGTTTCTTTTTAGCAGTAGCAAATATTCTTTCTAGCTTTGCTCTATCTAGTTCTTCACCTACATCTAACTTTTCATTAATTAATCTTTTAACCTCGTTTAAAGGTGTATTGACTAACCACGAAGTTAGTTGTGGTTTTGGTACTCCTCTGCCACATATTCCTGTAACAGACTCTACCTTCTTATCATCAACATAATACATATGCTTATCATCGTTATAGCTTAAGACTATGCCATTTGCTAATGGATATTTCTTCCACATATTTACCTCTCTGTTAATTTAAATAAATCATTAACATCAACATCATAGTAGTTAGTTAATGTATATAACTTACCGAAATGAAAAATACCTTGCTCAAATTTATACAAACTATGAACATCATTTAACACTTCTTTATTATCTTGCACAACTGCCTCTGCAGTTATGTTTTTCTCAAGTCTAATTAGCTTAAACTTAAGACCAATTGCATTATTTAATAGTCTATTTTTTTGTGAAGATTTAGCTTTCTTCAGTTTAGAAATTAAACCACTTAATAATAAATTGGTTTTTTCTTTTTTATCCATACATTCCTTTCTTGCTTATATTCCATTTTATTTTTTGCTTTAGATGAACAAATGGAATCATATTCATCTAAATAATGTAAAGTGCTACCATTAGTATTTTTAATAACTCTATTGATAGCACTTATTCGTTTATCTTTCCAAGAATCTACCATAGTAAACTTCCTAGAACAAAGCCAACTACAAAACACAACCACTCTCTTCTGTAATGAAGTTCAAGTGTTCTTAATTCGTACCAATCTATTTTCATATGTCCTTTCTTGCTGGGGTTGTTACACCCCAGCACATTGTTGATTATATTGATATTTGTGCAGGGTTATGTGCAAACACAATCAAACCACCTAGTTCTTGAAAGAATCTAGCTCTAGAGTTTGATCTATCTTCGTCATTACCCATGTTAGTTACTGCGTTAGCAAGCTCATACTTTGATGTTGTAAAAGTATCGCCAACATATTTATTTAATCTAGCAAATATGTCTGCTCTTTCTGACTCTGTAACACCATGTCGTTTTGCTAACTGCACAATTTGATGTGAGTTAATTTTTTGTTTTCTTGAGTTTAACAACCCTTGAAAACTTTCTGTCCACACATCTTCGCTATTAACAAGATCAATTTGTTTCTGCATCTTGTCAATAATTGTTATGTACTGATCGTCTTTTGTAGTATCAATTACAATTTTACCAACATGTCTTGAATAAAATCTATTCAAGTATCTTGGAGCAACCATACCATTTGTACAAACTAATCTGTAAATAAATGGTTGAATGATTAAGCTACCACTACCAATTTCACTATTGGTAATTGTAATACCACTTTGAACGACATCACCTTTATAAACCTCGCCTTCAAGCTTTTGATTTACAGCAGTAATATTAAGTGTATCTCTATCGTAATAAGAATACTTAATATCTAAACCTAAATCCATAAGTTTGTTAAGTGAGTGATTTGCTACAACATCGTTATCAATTCTTTTATAACGATTTGAACAAAGTGCTCTTGCTTCGTTAATTGGAGCAGTGTCATATGTTCTCAACATTAACTCTTTCTCTTTACTATTGTTAATCCAAAAGTTAAGATTATGAGCCACAAGTTCTTGAGAAACAGGTAAACACTTTCTTAAATACTGCGTACCGATTTCTAACTTGCCACATAGCTGATTTAACGAATGATCAGTTAAAACATAGCTTCCTGTTGTTAAATGATCAACACTAATACTTGGATAAACAAATGGTAAAACAGCATCGCCATTTTCAGTATTAGTTTCTACTTTTATGCTTTTCATATCAACAAGATAATCTCTCTTGTTTTTTGTATCTTCATTGATATTGTTAAGCATTTCTTTTACATCATGACCTTTTTTCATGATTTCCTCCTAGTTAAAATTAATGCGACTGGCATCATCAGTAGTTATCCATCACGATAACTAGACAAATTGTATTTGTTTCGCCATTACT